CACCAGTACCTAATACAGTAGCGTGTGGTATATTTATACCATTTGTAGTACTACCTATAAAATCTGCTATTTTCCACAATGCATAAGTACTTGGATTACTAGCTATTGTAGCACCTGATTGATATTCAAAATTACTAATTGCATTTGACATCAATGTTGCTATATTCATTCTTTCAGTTATTTGATTAAATTGATAACCTAATTCACCATACATCTCCATAGTTGATAAATTAGTATTATATAATGAATTTTTAATTTCTTGTGACATATTAGCAATTGCTCTAACATCACTAACTGCTAAACCAAATGTATTAGATAATTGAGATAATACTACATTATTATCTTTTGAATTATTCCAAATATCTTGAACAAAATTAACAACAGCAGCTAACAAAGCATTTGTGGTATTACTATTTAATCCACTTTTTAACATATCAGAATATGATAAACCAGCTCTACTACTTGCCATTACTAATAAATTTTGTAATGAACTTGAATTTAATGATTCAATATTACCTGAACCTAAATATCCTAAAGCTTGTGCTAATGAACTTGAAGTAGATTCACTTAAACCTAAACCAGTCATAGCACCTAACCATTTTTGTACTTGATATTCAAATTCATTAGCTCTATTCATACCCATTAATGAACTAGCTTCTAATAAAGCATTTTGAACATTATCAAATGTTGTAGTTAAATACTCTGTATTTTGAACTAAAGTATTCATATATCTTGTTAAAAATGCTTCTAAACCTAATCTTGAAGCTGTAGAATCTTGTTGTTGTAATCTTATAATTCTTTTTAATGAAGCATTATTAGCATCAAATGTTGTAGCAACACTATCTTTAATAGTCATTAAAAATGCTCTTTGTTCAACATTACTAACAATACCTTCTTGAACTAATGTAGCTAAGTTTTCATACAACTTATCAGCTTTTAATAGTGGAGAATAAGCAACTTTTGATAAATCTTTTTCCATTGTTTTAAAAGTTTTATCAGTACTTTGTAATCTTGCATTAATACCTGTTTGATAATTAACATAAGAATCTATTGCATTATTGACAGCATTATTTAGTTTTTCTGCAAACTTATTTAATTTCTCTAATTGCTTATTAAATTGTTCTCCTCTATCAATAGAACCACCTTTAATATCAGCTTTAATATTATCAATAAATTGTCTAAGTCTACCTTTAGTATTACCATTTTCATCAATAGCTCGTCTAAGATTAAGAATTTCTTCTTCTTGTTTTAATCTTTCTTTTTCTAATTTTTGATTCTTTTGGTATTGTTTTGTTTCTTGAGCAAGTAATTCAAGTCTTTTTTTCCTAAGTTCAGTTTCTTCTTTCTTTATAGCAGCCAGTCTTAACTTTTGTTCTTGTGCAACGGTAGTTATAATACCTTTCATCTTTAATTCAGCAATTTCTTTTTCTAATTGATTAGCTCTATATTTTTGTTCTTCATATAATTCTTTTAAAATCTTTTCATCTAACTCTTTTTTAAATTTAGCTAATTCTGCTGAATTTTGTTGTTCTAATTTTTTAACAGTATCATAATATTCTTTAGTACTAGCAAGTTTACCATCAAACTTATCATTAGTGTTAAAAGCCATAAGAGAATACCTCCTTCTTAAAATATTTAATATTTTAATATTTTATTTCAAACATATATATTTTATTAACTTATATTAGAAAATTAAAAATATTAAAGATTTCATATATTAGAATTAATTCTAATGTTTATTTGCTTTCATATCTTTAATTGATTCTTGTAATCTTTTATTTTCCATATCATTATCTTGTTTTATAAACTCAATAATTGTATTCTTTTCCATTGGAGTTATATTCAACACATCAGTATAAGAAGTATGAATAAACTTACTAATTAAATAACAATCATTAACTAACTTTTTAAATAATTGAGGACAAAATAACTGCCCATCAGGTGTTTTTGTATTTTTATCATACAGTAGGTCTAAGTGAGACGCGAAAGGGTACAATAACATCATTACCACAATTAGGACAACTTACTATAATTGAACTATCTAATCCTACTAAATCATTAAATTTATCTGCTTGTTGAATTAAGAATTGTGTATCTTGCATATTTAGATTCTTACAATAATCTTCAAGCATTATACTATTTAATTCTTGCCCATTTACTTTACTAATAATTGACATTAAAGTAAACATTAATGTATAATCAGTATTTGTTTTTAATTTTCTTGCCATTTCTTTTGACTTTCTAGTTATAATATCTAACTTTCTAGGTGTTTGATAAGTTAATTCAATAGTATCTCCATTAACTGGTAATACAATTACTTTAGCATCACTATAAGCAGTATCATCAAAGTCAAATTCTTCTATATCATCTAAATTAGCTGTGACTTCTTCATAAGCTCCACATCTAGGACAACTTATATTCATTTTATATTGTGTTCCATAAGTGACGATTCTTAATTTAGTTAATAAATATTGATAATCTCCTAAACATAAATCATATACTGGAATACTTAATTTTTCTTTCATACATTCTTCAATAATATCACTCATCATTTTATAAGGCATATCTGTTGGAGATAATCTTTTCATCTCTTGCCATACTTTCATACTTGATAATTCAATTACTGGATTTACTTCCTTATCATATATTTTACCTCTACTTGGTAACATAAAAGTTTCAAAAATTGTTTCCTTTGCCATTAATAATCATTCCTTTCATTATTTAAATAATTGTTTGTTTTCTCTATTCTCATACCAATCATATATAATTACTCTTAATATATCTGATATTTTCAAATATCTTTTATCAGCATAATCTTTAAGTTCATTATAAATAGTATCTGGTATTTGAACTGCTACTACTTTCTTTTCTTGCGTAGACTTTACTTCTACTTCTTGAATTTCTACATCCATAATATCATTCCTTTCAATTATAATACTACATATAATTTAGCAATAGCTTTTTAAAAATTTTAAAATTTTAAAAAATAATTTTCAAAAAAAGTTGTATAATAAATTGATATAATATGATATTATAATATAATACTGTTTTAAAAACTTTTCAAACTTTTAAAAACTAGTTATAATTATGTAAAAATAGTTAAAAAATAAAGACCTACTTAAATGTAGGTCTTTTTTATTATTGCTTAAATTATATTATTCATTAATTGGTATTGGGATTGCTCTATCGTATTCAATAGTTACATCAACTTGTCTCTTGTCATCATTTTCATATTGGAAAGGTGACTCACTAATTGATTTAACCCAACAACCTTTTAGTTTCCATTTTCTTAAAATCTTACTAAAATCTGTATTATATTCAATTAATTCTCCACCAAAAGCATATTCTTCTTTAGGTGCTACACCACCACCATTAGCAATATTAACTGCTCTAGCTTGTAGTGCATATAAAGCATCTTTTGTTTTAGCACCAATAAAGTCATTAAACTTTAATGAACCAGAATTAAATGTTGCATTACCAGCAAATTTAGTAGTTAAGTTACCTGTTTTAACTTCTACTGTATTAATTTCAAAATTAGGAATAGAAGTTTCAGTTACTGAAAATCTAAGTACATCTTGTGCATTAGTAATATAATCATCTTCAGTTGCCATTTCAAATTCAATACCAGCTTTTAATAATCTATCAATTCCAGTAATAATAAATTCAAAATTATTACTTCTAGCTGGAGTATATAATTGTGGATTATCTGCTATATGTAAACTTCTAAAATTTACTTCTTGTGACATATCTTATAATCTCCTTTCCTATTATTCTACAATATCTATTGAATCATCTAATTCAATAGTTAAATCAAAATCTTCAACTGGTTCAATTGGTTTAATAGAGATTTTAGCACTTATTCTTCCTTTAGCTGTAGTAGCTAATCTAGTAAATTTATAACCTCTAATACCTAAACCACTCTTCATCTTATCTAATAAAGGAGTTATTTCAGATTCAAAGTTAACATAAGTAACATCTGTATTAGGTTCAAATGTATATTTCTTACTAGCATAATATAATTGTTTTGCTATAGCACATACTAAATTTCTAATACTTAAAATTCCTTTATAACTTGGTCTATTAATATCTTCATATGATTCTACATATAATGTTCTATTACCATTAATTAAATATCCAAATGGAATAATTTTATTAATAGGGTTAATAGCTAAACCAATATTATCACCAGCACCATCTAATTCAACTTCTTTTACTCTACTTCTACCTTGTAGAACTTCAACATCAGCACTTGTGTAATTATAAGTTACATCATTTAATTCTTCAATATTTCCTCTAAATGAACCAGCTATTGCATACCATTGAGGATTTTGTTTAATTGCTGAAGCAAATGATGATAAGTAACCAAATGAAGCTGGAACTGTAACTTTAACTTCTTTATCTTTAATAATAATATCACTTGTTCCTTGTTCTCTTACAATACTATTTAAAGTAACATCAATCCAAGGTGTATTAGCAGATACAGCTTTTAATACATCATTTGAAATATCTGGAACAAATACATAATTAACAACTTGAGTTACAGGGTCAATTTCATTTTCATAATGTCCTACTAATTGTTCAAAATATGTTCTAACTTTTCCTACTTGTTCACTAACACTTTCATAAGAAGGATTAGCAATTATATTTGAAAGGTCTTCAATATGGTCAACTAATGCTATACTATCTTTTCTATTAGCAGCACATTCCATCATTGCTAAACTTAAATTCTTATCAATATAATTTCCTAATGTTAAGAATCTAATATTATATAAAGCTTTATCTTGTAATTTTTCAAAATCAATAGGTAATGATTCTTTATTATATCCATCAATAGATACTAGAATATCTGGTACTTCTACAGGTGTTTCTGCTGAAATTTCACTATATAATTTTACTTGTGTACTACCTATTTTAGCTTCAGTTGATACATAGAAACTTTGACCTATAAATTCTGGATTATCATCAGTTAAAACTGTAATTTGGTTATAAGTTTTTGTATCTCCACCTTCTATATCTTTAGCAATTAATTCAACTGTTCCTGCATATAAACCGCTTGTAGGAAGCCAAGTAGCTGTAAAATCATAAATTGTACCAACTTTAATAAAATCAATACCTTCAAGTAATACTGGTAATCCTTTTTCTAATAACTTTCTTGCAATTAAATAATTTAAATCTTGGTCATCATATTTAATTGGTGCTTTAAAATTTAAATTAGTATAATTATCAAGAAGTAAATCATTATATGTTCTATATAATGCAGGTTCACTTTCATTAGCTGTAGATACTTTTTGTACTGGAATATATACAGTAAAGTTATCTCTTTCATAATTGATTGAACCTGATTTATAAGTTTCTTTTATTTGAACTTTTGGCATATATCAATTCTCCTTTTTCTTGTAATTTCTACATATAATTTAGCAATAATTTTAATAATCTAATTTTGTTATTTCATCAATATTATTATTATTATCTAATACTTCAACAATAACACTTTCAATTTTAGCATTTTTCTTAATAGGCATACTATATAAGTAAGCATCATCAATTTCAAATGTTAAAGTCATTCTAGTAAATTGGTCTTTATATAACCTTTTA